ATCCGGTCAGCCGATTCTTAGATACGGAAGATGCTGGCAACCAAACCGATGTCATGCGTCGGGTTTTGCCTACTTACAACAAACCAATCTACACTTGTGAGCTTGATGAGCGAGTTCCCGCTTTGGTTGAGTACCCATTAGAAGAGGTGATCGAAAGCCAGCGTTGTGCCTATATGAATAATACGACCGCATACGCGATTGCTTTTGCTTTGTGGAACGAGGTCAATCAAATAGATATGTTTGGCATGGACTTCTCGTATAAACACAATCTGCACTTTGCGGAAGCGGGTAGGGCATGTCTGGAGTTTTGGATCTGTAAGTGTATTAACGCTGGTATCACGGTCGGCGTAAGCCCTCGATCATCGTTGCTCGATCAAAACGTACCGTTAGAGGAAAGACTTTATGGTTATCATAGATTGGATGATCCGAAAGTAGCGATGCCTACACCGGCAGATGAGTGGATGGTTTGTAACAGATCAGAGCTGGCAAAGATGGTCAAAAAACATAAGCTAGAAACCGTCCAAATGCCGTCTGCACCAGAGCCTTACAAGGGGTAGCCATGATAGAAGACAAGATAGGTTTTGAACTAGGCCAGGTGATGGTTTCTACCACTGAGAACCGTGGACACGACGCAGAGTTCTGGGCGACACAAATCACAAAGAAAATAGTCGGCATATCAGAGCAAGCAGACCCCCACATCAGACAGCAAGCAGAGGCTTTCAGAAACCATGTTTATACTCTAATATTGTTGGGTGTAAAAAACGCTATTGCCTCTGACCGGGTGACGATCCGAGGGCTACTCGCTTCTCAAGGACATGAGGATATGGCCAACATTATAAAGGAGCTTTGACCATGGCTATCACTTCTGCCATTTGCAATTCATTTAAGCAAGAACTTTTGGTTGAGGGCCATAACCTCACAAACGGAGCCGATACCATAAAGCTTGCTTTATACACCTCATCAGCAACGCTTGGAGCTGGTACAACAGCTTTTGTAACCACTGGGCAATCATCCGGCACGAACTACAGTTCTGGCGGTGGCTCTCTAACAAACGTCACGCCAACGCTGTCAGGCTCAGTGGCGGTGTGCGACTTCAACGATTTTACATTCGGAACTGCGACCGTCACAGCGCGCGGCTGCCTACTTTTTAACTCCACTAACTCAAACAAAGCAATCGCCGCAATAGACTTTGGTGGCGATAAGACCAGTACAGCGGGTGACTTCACGGTGGTTTTCCCTTCACCGACCGCCACTGGTGCGATCATTCGTTTAGCTTGATGCCTGATGCCACTCCAAAAACTGGATTTTCGTGCTGGTATAGATAAAGAGTCAACCGATTACTCCGCTGGTGGTGGATGGGTTGATGGCAACCTTGTTCGATTCAGAAAGGGTCTTGTTGAAAAAGTCGGTGGCTGGCAAAAGCTAGGCACAAACACCTTCCTTGGTTTAGCCAGAGCTTTACACTCTTTCATATCGCTTGGTGGTACTCGTTACCAAGGCATCGGAACCACTTTCAAATATTACATAGAAGAGGGTGACGCTTATTATGATGTCACTCCTATCAGATCGACCACATCTGCTGGTGATGTGACTTTCGCTGCCACCAACGGATCCAGCACGATTACCGTAACAGATACAAACCATGGCGCAGTAACAAATGATTTTGTGACGTTTTCTGGAGCTGCGACTTTAGGTGGTAACGTGACAGCAGCGGTTCTTAATCAAGAGTATCAAATCCTGCTAGTCACTGGGACGAATACATATACCATTACGGCCAAAGACACTAGCGGGACGACTGTCACTGCGAACAGCTCTGATAGTGGCAACGGCGGCAGCTCTGTTGTTGGTGCTTATCAAGTGAACGTCGGTTTGGATACTTATGTATCAAGCTCCGGTTGGGGTGTTGGAACGTGGGGAGCCGGGACTTGGGGATCCGCATCTGCTATCAGTGCCACAAACCAACTAAGGTTGTGGACGCACGATAACTTTGGTGAAAACCTAATCATCAATCCCAGAGGGGCTGGCATATTCAGATGGGTAGAGAATAACGGCACATCAACTAGGGCTTTACAGTTATCTGGTATCTCAGGAGCCAATCTGGTTCCAACCGTGGCTTTGCAAGTCATTACATCAGAGACAGATCGTCATCTTGTTGTCTTAGGTGCTGATCCGATATCGAGCGGTTCAAGAACAGGGACTATTGATCCTATGTTGGTCGCGTTTTCTGACTCAGAGAATGAGTTGGATTTTGAGCCGACTGCGACAAACAGCGCCGGTAGTGTTCGGTTATCTACTGGATCTTTCATTGTAGGCGGTATCAAGTCCCGCCAAGAGATCCTGATTTGGACTGACACAAGCCTGTACAGCATGAATTTTATCGGCCCACCACTCACCTTTGCTATCAATCTGGTGAACGAAGGCAGTGGCTTGATTGGCCCCAAAGCTGCTGCCAACGGACCAAATGGCGTGTATTTCGCCTCAAAAACCGCTTTCTATTTCTATAACGGTTCAGTGCAAAAACTATCTTGTGCGGTCCAAGAATACGTCTTTAACGATTTAGATCTTGATCAAGCGTTCAAGTGTTTCATGGGCATGAATACAGAATACGGTGAGATGTGGTTCTTTTATCCCAGCATCGAAGACGCTACTGGTGAGATTAGTCGATATGTCATCTATAACTACGAGGATGGGAACTGGTCAGTCGGGAACTTAGTAAGATATAGCTGGCTGGATAGCGGTATCGAGGATTTGCCCAGAGCCGGAGCTCAGACATCTGGGACAAATTGTTTATTTGAGCATGAAAAAGGATATGACGACAACGGATCACCCATGAGTGGTGTGTTCATTGAGTCTGGTGATCTTGATATCGCCTCTGGTGAAAACTACAGCTTTGTGAAAAAGATCATCCCAGATATGCGGTTCGTAGTAGATCCGACGATCTCAAACACTCCCGCCATGAATATTGTGGTCAAGAGGCGGGACTTCCCCGGTCAATCTCTATCCACGGATGCCACGACTCAAGTATCGCAAACCAGCACCTTTTCATCCTTACGAACCAGAGCAAGACAAGTGGTGTTCCGGTTTGAGAGCGATGACGACAACGACACCATTAATCAGAAAGGTTATAAGTGGCGGTTGGGATCCACGCGAATTGATATACAACCAAGCGGTCGGAGATCGTGAGTAAGATCCTTGAGACTCGTTTACCGCTGGCTCAAGGTGAAACAGTTGACTCTGCGACGTTCAATAGGTTGGTCCGTGTCTTAGAATTGAACCTCAGCGGAGTGGATATAACCATCTCTCCGCACTTCAACGCCACTGAAATCAGCGAGTTACAGTTCGCGACAGGTGCGATAATATTTAATTCGACGCTGAGTATTCATCAGGCTTTTGATGGCACTCAGCTACGAGATTTGTATAATCATCAGACATACCCAACTGGTCAGGAAGCGACGTTTGGGGTAGGAGCAGTAACGGTAACAATATCATGAATGAGTTTTTGCAAGCGCGGATACAAAATATGATGGAACCGGCTAGTCCGATGGGGTTCCAAGAGGGTGGCATGGTTGATGATGCCATGATGGATATGCCCGAAGAGGTTATAGCTCCATCACCAGATGATGAGCGCCTACGACAAACAATTAATCAACTCATGATGGCGCGGGATACTGCCGAAGATCCCATCGAGGCAGCGCAAGCCAGCAAAATGATAGAGTCATCAGAGATAGCTCAGAAGTCACCGATGGCACAGATCGCATCAGAGGTAGCTGCTGCTGGTAGGGGTCCAGATACTACATTGGCTCACCTCACTCCCGGTGAGGTTGTTCTACCTCCAGAAATGATGGAGAGCGATGAGTTTGAACGAGCCGTAGAAGATCGGTTTGAAGAGCTGAATCTTGATCCGGCCAAGTATGTGGTTGGCATGGGCATCGCCTCCTTGAACCCCGTTACAGGATTAGAAGAGTTTGGTTTCTTCAAAAAAATCGGCAAAAGCATCAAAAAGTTTGCGAAGAAAATAGCTCCTGTTGCGGGACCGTTAGCTAACTTCATCCCCGGCGTTGGGCCTGTTGTAGCCGGTGTGATCGGGGCGGCAACCAATGTAGCTGGTGGCAAAGGTCTCAAAGGGGCCATCAGTGGTGGGCTAGGAGGCTTCGGTACAGGTAAAATTCTGGGAGGCATCGCAGGTTTAGGCGGTGGTCCAGTAGGGAAAGCTTTCACTGGTATGGGGCCGATAGATAAAATCAAAGCTGTTTTTCAAGGAGGTCGATCCGGTATTGCTAGCTTGTTCGGGGGAGGGGAAAAAATAGGATTAAGCGCCCTATCTGAAGAAGAGATAGCGCAGCTTGACCCGTCTCAACTGTCTGCTCTGAAGCAACAAGATATGCTCATGGCCATGCAAAAAGCGGGAGTGTCTCAGGATCAGTTTAATCAGATAGCTAGTACTTTAGGTATCACAGACCCGACCAGTGACGACGGAATACAAAAGATTTTTTCAGCAGCTCAGAAAGTTTTGCCTAACTTGCAAACAGGCCAAGATCAAAACATTTTACAAAAGATCGGTGGCGCTTTGGGCATCGGTTCTGGCGAAGGACAAGTGCCAGTAGGCAGAGCATTAGGTATTGGTGGTATCGGCGCTTTGTTGGCTAAACTGGCTTTTGATGAGGCGAAAAACCGAAGAGGCGTTCCGCTCACTCCATTAACCCAAGAGACCGCAACGGGACGATATAACATCGAAGCTGAGATAGCCCGACGTATGGGCAAAGAAGCTCCGAATCCGGTTGAGTTTGGTTTACTACCCACTGGCACGATCCCAAGATTAACAGCGGGTCGCCCAACACCTGAGAAAAACGTACCGCAAGTTGGTATCGGCGCTCCACCAAGACTGAAACCACGACCTTACTCTGGCAACTTTGTTGATGACGCAAAACCGCAAGTTCCCATGATGATGGGTGGTGGCATGGTGATGCCGATGGCTTACGCAAAAGGCGGTAACGTAGCTGCCGAAGAGTTTAAGAGAATGAATGGAGAAATAGACGGACCTGGCACTGAAACCTCAGATGACATACCGGCTATGTTGAGC